TGCAGCTATCTCCTCTCGGCTTTCGCCGTCTGGCACCTTATCACGAGTTACTTTAACTGACACGGCGACCACTCTTACCAATGCGCCAGAAGTTCCTACCGCTGCTGCAATTGCCTCGCAAGTTCGTACGGAGATTAGCACTGAGTTAGGTCGTATTGATGCCACTATTAGCAGTAGATTGCCGTCCGTTACTTACTCGTCTCCTCTGGATGCGTCTGGAACGAGAAATGCGATAGGTCTCGCCTCTGCCAATTTGGACACGCAACTGGCTAGGGTTGCCAATACAGCCACAACGCAAGAAGTGGGAGATCTTATTAGTGAAGCGCTGCAGTGACGACTGGCACTAAGGACTAAGCAAAGCTGGCTTGCGTTTTCCTTGTGCAGCCATTATGATTCTTCCATTGAAAGGTCTCAATGGAAAAAGCAGCAGCGTTTAGCGCCAATCCCCTGCGGCAAGCGTTCCAGCAGATTATGGACATCACTGAAGCTGAAGACCAGGCATGGTGGGATAGCTTGGACCAAGAAGAAAGGGCCCGCTGCTTCCGGCAAGTGATGAAGCTAATGTATCTCTCTGAAATTAGCGATGGTGGTTCCTATCGTTGGGCAATGTACGACGTGTTTGGCATTGACTATTGCGATGGTCTGCCTCATTACATGCGCCTGCACAATCTCATTTATTGCGGACTTGAAACTGAGAAGAAATCCTACAAGATGGATGATATGGGTGGACACAACGATAGTACATCCAGCTAGTCATGCCAGCTCCCACGAAAAACATTAAAAAGCCAATAATGAGTTCCATGGAAGTGATGTATTTGCCTTTATCATAAGTCAGTCAGTGTGCGTGATATTTGCATGGCACCACCAAGCGCCTTGATTGCATCACTGGCGCTGTCAGGAGCCTCTTCAACGATCATCACAGAAGGGACAATGGCATTGGGCAATGGCGTGACTGTGGCATCAGGGAAGAGCTTCTGGGCTTCGCTGGCAAGGGCTTCAGCGACATCCACTTTCTCCTGTTGCTCAGCTTTTTCCCATTGAAGCTTTATCTCCTCAACTTGCTTGTCCACATTCAGCAAGGTGCTTTGAACTTTTCGCGCTGTCCAGTCAGGCTTACACCAAGCCATGAGCGCAGTGAACCACGGCTTAAACCTAATGGACGGCCATTTAGTGACCGCCCATAGAGCAAGCTCATAGCAAAGCGCATTGAAGATGGCTTGGCTTGTCATCCGTCGCCTTTTGTGTTTAAGATGAAAGAGCAGCGGAACTGTCATTCCCTGCCCATGGACACCTAAAAGAGCTAGGCATCATGTCAATCATAGAACAATGGAATCCCGTCGTTGGATACGAAGGGGCTTACGAGGTAAGCAACCTTGGTCGGGTACGAAGCTTAGACCGCTGGGTGCGGGCCAATTCTGGTCGCAGGAGAACTGGAGTTCGTTATTTCAGTCCAGCACCAACAGGAAAAAATAAAAAATATAAACGAGTGCTTTTGCGCAATCCCGACAAGCAACGCCCCGTCCATCAATTGGTATTAGAGGCGTTTGTTGGCCCTCGTCCAGAAAACTGCCAAGTCAGGCACCTCGATGGCGATCCCAGCAATAACAGGCTTGATAACTTGATGTGGGGAACCAAGGCTGAGAATGAAGCCGATAAAATTAAACATGGAACGCTTCTTTGCGGCACGGCAAATCCTGCGAGCAAGATCACTGATGCGGACGTGCTGGCTATACGTGCAAGTAATAAGAGGCAAGTTGATTTAGCGGAAATCTACGGGGTAAGTCAGGCAGTTATTAGCGCTGTTCGTTTGCGCAAGATATGGAAACACGTTAATTAACTTTCTTGCCAAACAGAACAGAAAATTTTACCTTTTTTGTAAAGTGGAAGAATTTTATCGCGAAGGTCAATATTTTCTAGGCGGAGACATCCGTGGGTAGGAACCAGTGGCTGATTGGGTGCCCATGCACCTGGCCATCCGTTAGCGCTTCCGCCACCATGACACGCTATACCAGCCCTCCCGTTATTTCGCTCTTGACCTTCCAAGTCAACCATATCAAAGGTGTACCAGCCATACGCCATGAGAGTACGATCATATGCAGGCTTGTCACCCACGCGCTCGTAGTCTTTATACACCTCTCCGAATAGGTAAACCCCTGGCGGTGTGTCAGAATTGGTCACCTTCCACTCCGAGTCACTGCCTTGTCCACGGGCCAAACAATCAACTTCCCAGAGAAGCTTTCCTTCAAAGGAAAAGGCTTTCATTCTTGCAGAAGCGTCATTCACAATCAAATGACTGTCGCCTACCTTGAAGCCAAAGTCTTGCGGGCGTTTCTTGGGGCCAATGAGGGTCATAGCAGAAGGCTCAGGAGCGTATTGTTTCATCAAGCGTGAGAGCTTGTTGGGGTAGTCGGGATCAGTGGCGTAACCTTGATCCTTCAACATACGAGCTGCAGCATAGCGGTTCGGTGCGCCATTAACTCCTTTATACCTTTGCCAATCCTTATACCAATGGCTCACTAAATAGTCGATGGCCGCAGCAAGGCTAGGAAAATCAATAAAGCCATCCTTAATCGTCACCCATTGACCATCGTAAAACTCCTGAGTGGATTTTACAGTGCCAGAACCTTTCAAGCCAAATGGATTCCATTTACCTGACAAGTGCTTGCCAAAGTTGCTTTCCAGCGCCCATTGTGAGGCGACAAGCTCAGGGAAGCGTGCTCCTACGCTGCGAGCATAAGAGCACACGCCTTGCCAATCATTTTTGACCACTAAAGTCATTTAGCCCGAAAGACAGTCTTCAAGCCTTCAATAACCAATTGAAGAACGTTGTTGCTTTTCCAGGGGGAATGATCCAGAATTTCATCAATGGCGCCGATGACAATGCCGCCAATAATAAACCATTCAACAGTGCCCATGACAATACAAGCGTTTCTCAAATCCTAGCGTTTTATCTCCAGGAACCGCACACGCTCTTCTAACTGCTTCATATTCTCTGTTAATGAGTCAAGCTTCTCAATGATATTCTCAATTTGAGTGGTAATTTTTACTTGTTGATGGCCAATGCTCATCATCATCCCACCAGTAGCCAGAAGCATCCCTGCAGTCAAGACCACAGCAAAATCCGTGAGCTTTGCCTGCCAAACGTTCATCAGTCAAATATCATTTCATTCATTCTAAACATTGCTCCTCTCGCTGTGTTTTGCGTTTAAGCTGAGGGCAGGACAATCAATGTTGCCATGGGAGTCAGGAATGGACCCGACGAGCTTCTTCATTCGCTGGCTGAGCTTCGACCAAGTGAAGCCAAAAGACAATTCAGGAAAAGCATTTTCGAAGACTATCCTCTCCGTGGACCATTTGGACATTGTGCCTGTGCTTACTGTGGTAAATGGAACGAAAAGCTGACGCTTGATCACATTGTTCCCAAGTGCAAAGGCGGCCCTCACTTTGCAAAGTGGAACAGTGGTCCGTCATGTCTGGATTGCAATGCTTCCAAGAGCAATCTGCCATTGTTTGAATGGTGGCGCCCTCAGCAGACGTGGAGCCAGCATCGTGAAGACGTGCTAATGAGTTGGATTCATTCCCATAGTTTTGTCAGCGCCCACACTGATTTGGCAGATTGGGAGGCATGGTGCGAGGCCACTTACACTAAACCAGTGCATGAAAAAAGGGCCGATAACGACCCTGTTGAAATGATGGGGGAGTGGTGTGCTGCTTAGGGGCGCACCAAGCTGAAGAAGCTCTCAGAAGGCCCCTGCCTGGTGCTGGCGCAGCCGCTGACCATGTAGGCGTCAGGATCGTAGGAGACCATGTTGCCGGCCACTTCTTTGCTAGTTTTCATAATGTTATCGCGCAGTTTTTCTTCTTCTTCTCGCACGGCGATTAAACGTGCCGAGTACCATTCTGCTTTCCTGAGAGACTCTACGCCTCCTTTATCTTCATAGCGCCAAATATATTTGATAATGTTACCTTTTAGGAAACCTTTGAAGGCTTCACGACTCATGGAAGCCTCAATAGCATCAATGCATTCAATGGAGCCAGAAGCATAGTGAAACGGAGAATTAACGGGGTCGTGCATGATCAGAATTGATAGTTGTTTTGAGCGAAGGCATCAAAGGCTTCTGGGGCCACTGCTTTACCTAGTTCAAGCAAAGCATTGGCATATGCCATGATTTCTCCTTGTGCTCCATGGCCTCTCCTAAGGGAGATGAAATGGAACAAGGCTTGCAATGAGCAAGTCCAAGTGAAGGAAGTAAACAGCGCAGCAGGAAGAATGGCCCTTGCCTGCTCTTTGCTCACGCCTGCCAGCAGAAGCCCTTCATACGCTTGCACGCAGCCTTGCAAGGCGTGTGCGTAGACCTGTTGAGCCAATGCCTCGTCATTGCCTGCCAAGAGCCCCTCGGAGGCTTGACGGTTACTGGTGCTTTGCTTGGCGAACTTACGAGGAGTGTAGAACTCAGCATCTTCTGCTGAACAATAACGAAAACTCTTTTCGTTCCAGCCCAGTTGGTCATCAACAAAAGTGGATGCCACTGTATGCTTCCACCATTGACGAGCAATAAAGAGAGGAGCTTTAATCTGCCACTTAAAAACGACACCACGGAATGGGCTTGTATGGTGCTCCCTGGCCAAGTAAGCAAGGAGCTTGCCATCTTTTTCTGTCCATTGCTTTGACAATGCGCCAAAGCTTTGACGAGCATCATTGACAATGGAAAGACTGTTTCCCATTGAATCCAAAAGCATCACTCGGCTTTTGCCGTCTTGAAGGGGATCAAGGCATGGAAAGGTCATCAAAGGAAGAGAACCGGCGTTGCTACCGTAGCACGGCAGGAAACCGAAGCCATTATTCCGGCTTTTGCGGCATTGGTGCCAGCCATCGAAAGGCTTGCACGGCCCGCTTTGGTGATAGCGTAGACAAAAGACAAACCATTATTTGCCATGAGTCAATACTGTCTACCAGTGAATTTTGATTACAATGGGCGAAAGTATTCTGCCGCTATGGGACCATTTCAACATTCAGCAGAGCGTGAGTTTGCTCTTACAGTGAACCGTCGCGCCATTGATGAATGCAGTAGCTTGACGCAGCTAAAGCCCATAGCTAAGAATCTTCTGGAAGGCTGGAGTGCAATGCAAACAGCATTTCAAAGCTTGATGCTAGAAAACATCCAACTGCGGCAAGCTTTAGACAAGCGTGATGCTGATCTGCAAGCTGCAGAAGAGATCATGAATCAAGCTTCGCTAATGCTTGAAGCTATGCAGAAACAGTGCGAATATGTGCAGCGATCAACGAATGCCAAAAAAGGTCTTTGGCCATGGCAGAAGTAAGGAGAAAGATTGTCCACTTGCTTGTATAAGCAAGATTGTATTTACGGCAATCTCTTTCATAACCTGAGCCAGTGACATGACGACCACGATTATATACACCACCTTGAATCTCAACACCAGTGCAAGAGTCGGGGTGGGCAAAATCTAGCCGATAGCGCTTAGACCGTTTGCTTTTTGAAAAGCGCTCTTGATAGTCCGCTTCCCAAGCGTCAATGGCAGAAAATTCTCGTTCAAAAATGAACTGAGGATGGTTGGCTTGCCAGATGCCGAGGAACTGGTCTTCAAGAGCGCTCAATGTCAGACTGCAGCTAGTTGCACTGTAGCGCCTTGGTCCTGGTAGTGACCGGAGTAGGGCTGCTCTACGTTGCCAGAGAGCTGAACAAGCATCACTTGCGCGATGCCCTCATTGGCGTAGATGCGGGCCGTAAAGGCCGTTGCATTGGCAACGTGCATGGTCAAGTGACCAGCCCAGCCAGGTTCAATGGGAGTGACATTGATGATCACTCCGCAACGAGCGTAAGTGCTCTTGCCCGAGCAAAGCCCCATGATGCTAGGAGGCATGGAGATAAGCTCTAAGCTCACCCCCAGACCAAAGCTATAAGGAGGCAGTTCAAAGAATGAACCATTCCCATTGACGCACAGTTGCGCTTCATAAGGAGCAAATCGCTCTGCATCCTTTGGGTCCAGCACGGAACCAAAACTGTTGTTTGATTCACCATCAAACACCAGAAACTGCTCAGGGCTCAAGCGAATGTCATAGCCGGCTTGGGAAAGACCAAAAGAAATGGCCTTGGTCCCATCGTCTAGAGCACGTTGTTTTTCGCCAACGTACGGAACAAAAATGTCAAGCTCGGCAAGCTTGCTGATTTGCTGGTCGTTGAGAAGCAGGGGTCAGAACAGGTCAGAATCAGAACTGAAGCGATTGTCCCAAACGGAAGCAAAGCCTTTGGG